TATCTATATCTATATCTATATCTATATCTCCATTACACTTTGTTACATCGGTGTTACATTGTAACGTTTTTTGGTTTTCTCGATGCTTGCGAACTCTACGGGCGCTAGCTGTTTCACTACCTATCATTTCTGGAACTTGTTCAAGATTGAACTGGTAATTGTCTGATGTTGTCAATAATTTCTTTTTAGTTAAAAACATCAATGCCAATCTAATTGCTTCCGGATCTTCATCAATGATGAGTGATAGTTCTTCAGCTAGATCTTCAGCCAATCCCTCAAAGTACAATTTTCCTTGTTCAGCTAGACTTACAAGCATCATCTTCAGATAGATGATTGTGATTTCTTCTCCTCCAGGGAGCTTCCTCATTAGCTTCATTTCCTTGGAATTAAAGAAGTCCTCTTTTAATTGCAACCAGTAATATCTACGGTTTTCAGTTACCATTCATCAGGCCTCCTTATTTGAAAATTTTGCGTACTCTTTTAGGAAGAATAATTGGACAGTCCCAAGGCTCCCATGCCTGTTCTTCTCAAGAATAAGTTCTGTTACATTGTCCGGCTCCTCTTGTTCATCTCGCTTGTAATAAGCTTCTCTATACAAGAAGGCTACTATGTCAGCGTCCTGCTCAATAGATCCGGATTCTCTCAGATCTGAAAGGATTGGGCGTTTGTCATTTCGCTGATCAACTCCACGGGAAAGCTGACTGAGGGCGATGACCGGAACTTTCAATTCTTTTGCCAGAATCTTCAATTGCCTTGAAATTTCAGATACTTCCTGTTGCCTGTTTTCTCTTCCTCTACCTTCTATTAATTGTAGATAGTCAATCACAATCAATCCTAGACCGTCATTTTCTTGAGCTAACCTTTTGGCCTTTGATCTAATTTCTGAAATCTTTACTCCTGCTGTATCATCAATGAAGATCTTCCCTCTTGCTAGTCGTTCCTGTGCTGAAATCATTCTGCGCCATTCACTTTCGGTGAGATTTCCAGTTCTAACATGATACGATGGAATCAATCCTTCTGCTGACAGCATACGTTCAACCAAGCTTTCTGCTCCCATTTCTAGTGAAAAGATTGCTACTGCTTTATCTGAATTCTTAGCTACGTTCTGGGCAATATTCAGAGCAAATGTTGTCTTACCCATTGCAGGTCTTGCAGCAATAATGATCAAGTTATCTTCATGGAGGCCTGTCGTGATTTGATCAAAATCAGTGAATCCTGTTGAAGTTCCTGTCACATCACCAACCTTCTGAGAGCGTTCATCTAGAATAGATTGTGTTGAATCAATCACATCAATGATGGGCCTGAAGCCTTTTTTCTGTTCATTTGAGATTGTTGATAAATTCTGCTCAGTTTGAGAAAGGATCTCATTCAAGTCTTTCTGGCCATCATAAACGCTTGAAATGCTATGGCTCAGATCTTCAATGACCTTTCTGGCCCTTGATTTTTCAGCAACTACTTTTGAATAGTGTTCAATGTGGGCGCTTGTGGGGACTGCATTGATAAGGCTTGCCAGAAATGGCATCCCCCCAATTTGTTCAAATTGCCCAATAGAGTCAAGGGCAGATTTTACAGATACGGGATCAATTGGGTCACCTTTATCAGACAACTCTTGCATGATGTTGAATACCATTCCATGCGACAGTTTGAAAAAACTATCTTTTGTCAAGTATTCAGAAGCGATGTGGATCTTATCAGGATCAAGGAAGATGGAACCTAACACAGCTTGTTCAGCTAATAGATCATGAGGCAGTACATTCATATTTTCTGCCATTTAATAACTCCTATCTGCGATAACCGAAGCGCATTGCTTCCCGTGCTTCTTGGATGCGTTGTTGTTCTTCGATCATTTTCTTGAGTTCACGCTTTGACTCTTTGCATCTTTCACTAATTGCACTGATAATAATCATTTGAAGCAAGATCACCATGATCAATAAAGCAATAATAATTTCTAGTAACATTTTTAATTCCTCCAGTATTCATTCAAGTCAACAGCCATGATTGCTGCCAAGTTCTTTTGTTCTGTCAAGATTTGGCGCTTGTAGGGTGCCAATCCCTCATTCCGTTCTTCATCATTCTTAGGAAGATAATACCCATTTGGCTTTCTCTTCTTTGCAACTATTGGATGCCCAAAGTTTACACGCAAGCTCTCAATGATATTTTCTATTGCTCTCTTATCGCATTGAAATTCATTTCTGAGCTGAACTGCTGTGATTGGCATTTCATTTGTTGCGTAGTTCTTGATGTAGTTAAGGACATTTGCCTCAGTGGCTGTCATCTCTCTAGATATTGCCATGTGTGCCCTCCTTGTGTTATAATTGTTTTAGTAATTTTGTTAAGCGCCTGATTTTTTCGGGTGCTTTTTATTTTTGCATTGAACGACAAAACCGCTGAACATCTTCAAGGTTGTAAAGGTATTTCCCACCTTTTCCAGATTGCTGGAACTGAAACTTCCCTTGGTCTCTCCATTCCTCAAGTTTTGTTCTTCCCCAGCCAGTGGATGCTTGAAGTTCTTTGATAGAGACCCATGTTGTCTGTCTTGATGTTCTTTTCTTAGCTTCATCCAATGCTTTGATATTTAATTGAACCAGCTCTTCAAATAGTTTATCTTTGAACTCTGGACCAAATAATTCCAATACCATCTATCTTTCCTCGAATTTTTCCCATGATTCAGAAATTCGCAATTTCTTATTTATGCGCAATTTCAAATCATCACTGCCTTTCCCGTTCTTGAACATCTGTGTGATCATCGCTGGGCTAACCCCGACCACAGTTGCAAGATCCGAACGAGTCCATCCACGTTTGTGGAGTTCTTCTTCTACAAGCTCAATCCATTTACGATGTTGTTGGCTCATGTTTTTTCCTCCTTTATTTTCAATAGAGTTAAAGAGTTAGTAAATTGTTTTAAAAACGCTTGACAATTTTAATGTATAGTATTAAAATGAAAGCATAATTAAAAACCTTGATAAAACGTTATATCTATCAATTTTCTTGCTCGCCAAAGCTATTTTATTTTTAGGTAAGTTTTAACTCTGTTTTTTACTAACTCATTAACTTACAAAAACTATTTTAATACTCCACATTAACTTTGTCAAGTGTTTTAATGTGAAATATTAAATATTTTTTGTCATATTCTCAGAAAGGTTGAAAAATCAATGTTTCAGACATTTGACAGAATTAAAGAACTTGCCCAAAAGCAAGGGCTTTCAATAAATTTATTGGAAGAAAAACTAGGTTATAGTAGGAATACTATTTATAATCTAAAAAATTCCAAACCGTCTACTGAACGAATTTCAGAAATCGCAGATTACTTCAATGTGTCCACCGACTACCTCTTGGGACGCACGGAAAATCCTAACATTGCGAAAGATGGTGATGCTTCTGCACCATTAGATCTCAGAGATATTGCTGCGCAATCAATGTTATTTGACGGAAAACCATTGACGGAAGATGACATAGATTTCATTACAGCAGTTCTGGAGGCGCACTTGAAAAATAAATAGAGGTATACTATATGACAGTACAAGAGCTTTGTGCCAAAGAAGGTGTGAATCTCTGCTACTTTGATGGAAGCAATTGGCACAGCCCCGGCTTCTTCAATCCTGCTTTGAATGTTCTAGCGCTGGACTTTAATTTGTCAGTAGAAGATCAAAAACAAGTAGCTCTTCACGAGTTAGGACATAAGGAACACACTCCAGTTCAATATGAGTTGAATAGAGAGCTTTGCGAATTACAGGCTGATAGAAGCATGATTCATCATTTGCTTGAAGAAGAGCTGAAGTTGATGGATGATGTAAGAGATTTCAACTATCTGCATTTCATGGAGAAGTACAGTCTGAAGACCATTGCAAGTGAAACGATGGTCAAAGACGAGTTTAATTCACTAATTAGTTAAATAGGAGGATCTAATGAAAAAAAGTAAGCCTTTTTATAAACAAGTTTGGTTTATAATATTTATTATTTTGGTTGTTATTGGCGGTATAAGCTCTCTAACTAAACCAAAATCAAAAACCACAAATAGTGCAGAAAAATCTGCTACTATTAAAAACAACAATTTCAAAATGACGGATAAGCTTGGGGAAGAGTTTGCTGTTTATCTGCGAGAAAATGCGGAAGTCTTGGACAATGGTGATAAAATCGAATTTGTTACAGGCGGAAATGCTACTGCTGTTTCTGTCCGTGTTGGAGAATCGTGGAGTGCTGAAAGTGCAAGTCGTAAAATCTATCTTGCTAATTCATTTCTTAAACAAAAAAATGAGCTGTTTAAAAAATGGGCGGCAGAAAATAACTATGAAGTTAACCTAAATAAAGATAACCCAGAATTAATAGTTAAAGTTTCTGATGCAGATAAAACAACAATTGCCCAAGAGTATAATGGCAAGATGAAGATACTTAATAATTAAGCAAGCAAAAAATCCCCACACTCGCCTTCGTCAAAAATTGAGTGTGAGGATTACAGTATAAGAAAAGCCATTCAAAAGGTCTTTTTCTTATGCCCATTTTATCAAGAAATGAGGTAAAACGCAATGGAAATTAAATCTTACAAAAAGAAAAATGGTGATACTGCCTACGGATTTAGGATCTATGTGGGCAAGGAAAATGGAAAAGACAAGTATGTCAAGCGTCAAGGATTTCCAAGCAAAGCAAAGGCACGGGCAGCACTCTTACAACTTCAGGACGATTTGGAAAATGGGGATCAATCAAAAAAAGACATCACTGTTGAAGAGATAGCAAAGAAATGGCTCAAAGAGTACGCTGATACTGTTCAGGATAGCACTTACATCAAGACTGAAAGAAATATCAAAAATCACATCTATCCTGTCTTTGGTGGTCAAAAAATAGCTTCTATCACTCCTCTTCAATTGCAGGAACAGATCAATGAATGGTCCAGAAAATTAGTTTATGGGCGCAAGCTGAAAGGTCTGATGAATAATATTTTTAAGTATGCCATCCGTTATGGTTATATTTCAACCAATCCTGTTGATAGCGTGACCACTCTTGTCAAAAAAAGAGAGTGATTCTTCTAGTGATTTCTATGATAAAGATGAGCTGAAAGCATTCATGAAATTAGTGGATGACACGGATGATCTGAGAAAGAAAGTCATGTTCCGTCTTCTTGCGTTCACAGGCGCCAGAAAAGGGGAGATTTTGGCTCTCAAATGGACTGACTGGATAGATAACACCTTGAACATAAATAAGGCCATTACAAGAGGATTTGAGGGCGAATCTGTGGGGGCTACTAAAAACAAGAGTAGTGTCCGACTGATTAGCCTGGATCAAAGAACAATTGATCTGCTATCAGAGTACAGAGAAATGAATCCTACTGCCACTTTCATTTTTGAAAGTCCTGAAGGAAAGCCTATTCCAAGTTCATTGCCCAGAAAATGGCTTTTGCAGATTGTCAAAGGGACTGAGGTCAGGCCTATCAAGATCCACGGTTTTAGGCATACACATGCCAGCTTGTGCTTTGAGGCAGGAATGACACTGAAGCAGGTCCAGCATCGACTAGGACACAGTGATCTCAAGACAACCATGAATGTATACACGCATATAACCAAACAGGCCAAAGATGATATTGGTGAAAAATTTGCTAATTATATAGATTTTTAAAGCCATCAGCTATCAGGACAGACTCTTTTCAAAAAAGGGTCTGTTTTTGGGTCTGTTGATTTCAAAAAGTTATGGGAAAGAATAGAAAGTATAAAAATAAAAAACATTGAATTATCAATGTTTTAGAAAGTTTTAAGAAGTTTCAAAAAGTATATATGGAGCCGGTGGGAGTCGAACCCACGTCCAAACACCTGCCAGCATATTTGTCTACAACCATAGGTTATG